CCTGTATCCAATCGTTTAATTGCGTCTACACTGTTTGCTGCAATGATTGCATTAGGTCGAATACGAAGTGTATTAGGATTAACTACACCGTCATGCTGTGCTACCCATAACCCACCCAAATTAAGTTCTGCTGTTTGTAGAGATAGTTTAGTTAGTTGGTTAGCTGTCTTAGCATCACTGATCACCATACTACCCATACCTAAACCATAGTGGCTGTCAGGTATCTTCTTGAATCGAGATACCACACATGGGAACTCTTCAAAGCCTGATTCTTTTAGGATGTGTTTTGATTGAGATTCAATAGTGTATGAAGCGAAAGGCATTGATGTTGAAACACGTTTACCTTCTTCACCTTTAACAAACTTACTGTCTCTAGGGAAGATTGCTTGAACAAGTGTGAACTTCTGATCAGGTTTCTTTTCTAATGCTGTTCTTACTTTGTCTGATACGTTGTCTATTCCAAACTCAGATACGATCTGTTCTGCTGATAACTCA